TATGTGGGGATACATTGGCCAAATCAGGGACCAACTGTCGCCCGATCAAGCTGAATGGCTGTTTCATAGCGCAGAGGATTGCGAGTGCAACAGCGTGGCCGAATACATTGCCGAGCTTGTCTTGGATGCGTATGAGGAAGCGAAAGCAAAGGAGAGCAACCGATGAACAGAGACGATATATTGCACGAAGCCATGCACTGCATCAACGTAGACCGTGCCGCAACTCATGGCGATGCAGAGGATTCATTCAGCGAAATCGCGAAGCTGTGGTCATGGTGGATCGACAACCGACCAGTGCCAGAGGCAGAGCTGCTGCCAGAGGACGTTGCCATGATGATGGCACTGTTTAAAATTGGCCGCATAGCTGGAAATTCTAGGCACGAAGACAACTACGTCGACCTTGCTGGCTACTGCGCATTGGCTGGTGAAATATCAACGCAGGAATAGACCTGCTATGTCATCATCTTCGGCCTGTTGCGTAAAGTCAGCGGGCCGAAGTGTAGTCGTGACGCTCTTCATTTCAGAGGCGCTGTAAATGCGCAGCAAGTTTTCCCTCAGAGCGACAAGAACAAAAATGTCAGCATCGCTGCCGCCACGGTTGAACCTATAGCTTCCATATTGTGAGATTACCCCCGCAGTCTTGACTTCGACACGCAGAACACGATTACATGGCAGCGTGACGTGAAGGTCACATGTGGAATTTACGTGGGAAACTTGCAGGCCAGCAATTTGCAGCTTGTAGGCGGCGTAAAACTCGCCAGCGCGTCCGAGGCTGGAATCGACGCGACCTCTCATATCAGTCGCCAGAGTGGTCGTGTGGCCGGGGTGTTAGATTCCATCAACGCACTCGATTAAGTGTTAAAAGAAAACCCGGCCACAGTTCTTTATGCCATCAGCTCGAAGTGAGGTCCATCAATAAATGGGCGACGGCCTTGTGATCGACGTAGGTCGATATAAGCGTTCATGGCCTCTTCCATTGTGCCGTCCCAAGAACCGATGTCATCAATGTGCCATGCAGCGCCCCAGCGTACTTTGCAGCCAACAGCGTTTGCGCCTTCTTTCATAGCGTCAGCAAGATCATCATAAACGTTAAGTTCCCATGATCCACGACCACCGATGTAAGCCATAAGATCAACGGCGTTTCCTTCTAGGTGCTTGGACTTCATTGTCTGTGATGCACCCTTGGCCACTAGCTCTTTCTGCATCTCAATCGTCCGCATACCTTGGATAACACCAAAGTCAATCTTAGTTGCTGTGATGGCGTGCTTGACGACAGCGACCAGTCGCTCGTCCACACCTTCCAGCTTATCAAGGCTGCGCTGTGATAATTTAAAAGTCATTTCTTAAACCCTTTCATGGTTCTTATGCCGAAGCTGGCGGCAATACTCGCATACATAGCCCACTGAAACCAGCTTGGCGCTCGTTCAAGGTTGGCGAAGCCTTCAGCCATGTAAGGCTGCAAGCCCGGAATGAAGCTGCCAATCACAATAGCAATGAAAGCTACAGTCCACGCCTCATCCTTCCAGCTATCCTTACTGGCCTCAATGGCTGCCTGCTCCCAAGAAATCTCACCAGTGGCGATCTTCATCTTGGTTTCGGCCTCTGCTGCCTTAACCTTTGCCTTTCCGTCAATCTGTGCTGTTACCAGCCCGATAACGCTGTTCGCGATTGCGCCAATCATAGCTTAATCCTTTTTAGCCTGATAAGCATTGGCACCAAAAAACGCGCCAAGGATCAAACTGGTTGCAGGGAAATAGATTGTGGCCATGCTGCCCAAGATGTCAGACGCAGCGGTCAGTCCGAGGTAGCTGGAACCAATGACGAAGAAAGGGTAGCCCAACATACCTGCCAGCACCCACCATATCATCTTGCGAGATTGATCGCGCTGGGCGTTATCGTCCTCGATACGCATACGACGATCTTCCATCATCAGTGCGCGTTCGTCAGCGTCCAAGACGCCGTTTCCATTTAGGTCATAATCATTCATAGTGGCTTCCCTAGCTCGTCAATGGCATCCCACGTGCTGTCGATGTCATCTTGTAATTTTTCTAGCTTGTTGTCGATGCCGCTTGTAATCAACTCGGCACGTTCGACTTTGCTGCGAAGGTCGAGCAGCGTTTTCTGCTGCTCAAGGATATTTACCATCTGCGTGCTAATCTGAGATAACTGCGTGTTCAGTCCAGAAACGTTGTTGTCACCGATGGTTTGTTCCAAAGCTCGGATACGTGAGGTGGCGTCGAGAACTTCATTGACAGCCTCTTCCACTCCCCAGAAACGATTAACCACGTCGTACCCGTAATAGATGCCACCACTAAGACTGCCAAGCAGAGGAAGGGCAGCAGCAAGATATACTCCTTTAAACGTAAATCCGCCGACTTTAAGTTCAGCCTCATCCGCCATACGCCACGCCCGCATTGTATATATCGCCAGCAGTCTTGAAATCGCCAGTTAGGTAGCCTTCAAACCCTACGCCACCCCACGCCTCGTTGCCCTGATTATAAAACTCCATAATCAACAAGTCTGTGGTCGCATCGTAGGTCACAGACGAATAAGAAGCGACGCTTATGTTGTTCTGGTTCGCCCAGTCGTCTGTTGATGACGTGATCTGCACGTTGTTCGACGCAGCCAAGAAGCCAGCTGCCTCTTGTGCGTAGGTCTCAACGTCGGCCAGCGCCGTGTTGTAATCATCAACGTCAGCGTCCGTTACTGACATGTCGGACACCGAAACCGTGTTCTGCAAGTCCATCTGCTCTTGCACCGTGTCAGCTTCAGCGGCCATATCCGCCACCGCACTGACTGTGGCAAACGTGGTGGTTGCATCAACTAACGCATCAATAGCCACCGACATGTTGTCCAGAGCAAGGTTAGCTTGGTCATCCAGTAGCATGGACGTGTTGTAGTACGTGGTGTTTTGCACGTTGGTCAGCGCATCGTTATACGCAGATACCATCTGCACGCTTAACTGAGCCGCTGTGACAGAGCCGTCAGGCGCAATGCCACCGACGCCAGCGTAATAGCTAGCCCCCGCTGCCAGCGTTCGTGACAGTCTCACCTGATCCATCAGGTTGTCCGCTGCTGTCGCTAGGTCGCTTATCGTCTGATCTGCCGCCGCGCCTGAACCTGTCAGACAAACTAGGCTGGTTGCGATTGCTCGTTTCAACATCAGGCAAATCCTTTCCAATCATAAGCAAGGTGTCCCAGAACACCTTATTTGATGCGTAACCTACCACAAAAACACGAGGGTTAGAACGGTACTTCTCAAACGCATCCCTGCCGATCAATAAGCGGCCCGTTGCGATGTCATTTACAGGGCAGGGTGTGTTCGCCAGCGCCATAGCGCGAAACACGCGAGCATCGCTGCACATCACTGATATACCGCTGACCTGTAAACCCAAGCCACCGACAGCCTGCGGTGCGCCCATCAGGCGAGCATCTTTGCGGCGGTTGCAGTGAACGTCTTGCTCCATCGTACCTTCAGCCAGACCAAACAGGCTCACCTGAAAGCCTTTGCTGGACGGTATAAGGCAGCTATCGTTGCCGCCCCCGCCCATCATTGTCGGTGCCATTGCGGTGGGGACAGGGTTACTCATAGCACCCTGCGAACCATTGTAGGTCGTGTTTTCAGTGCTATTGTTGCTGTCTACGTTAGACCCAGCACCAATGTTGGTGTTCAGGTCTCCACTGATGTCTTGGGCGTGCGCTGCGCTGGCTGTCAGTAGATACAGGCCGAACCATATGTGACTAAATCTGGACACATAATCTCCAATGCAGCTTGCGTCTGGCCGATGTAGTGTAGCGTTTCCGCGTCCTTATTGCGCTGGCACAGCGGATCACTGTTGCAGGCGGCTGTGTATGTCATCGGCTGGTTGACCGTTGTGCAGCCCGCAATAAGCAGTATGGGAAGCAGGCGGATCACTTTTCCGACCTTTTCTCTATTACCATGCGAATAGCCTTTATGTTCTCATCAATTCGGCCCAGCATCACAGCCTGCAATTGAGACGTCTTTTCAATCTCAATGATGCGAACTTCGTGGCGAGCTATCTCGCGGGCGTTGGTCGATACCGACGCGTCAAGAGTTGACACATACCAAACAAGGCCAAGCGACTGCATAACGATAGTCACAATAACAGTGATCGGTACTGACTTTGATAGGTGCCAATCTTCGGTCATATCAGTAGCTACCTTCCCATACGCGAAGTGCAGAGAACTCATTGGACATGAGCTTGCGCTTCAGAACGTCTTTGACGGCTTCTGTATCATCCCATGATACACCAGCCTCTTTCAGCCAAGCGCCCAGCAAGCCCATCTCGACATTGCCGACGTGCTTGTAATCACTGCCGAACGCATTTTCGGTGGTTTCGCGTGCATGTTTTGCGTCTTCGAGCATCGGGGTTGCATCAAAAGTTTTCTTAATGAGGAGCATGTCATCCTCAAAGAAATACTTTTCACCGACTTTATTTGATAGATTTGACTTTTGCATTGGATGATTTCCGTGCTGTTTTCGTTGCAGGTTTAGCGGCGACTTTGCGCTCTGGCTTAACTTCTTCCAAAACAGTCAAAATGTCAGGTCTGATCTTTGTGATCTTTGCGATTTCAACGTCGCTCAACACGACGGTTTCGCCTTTCTCAATACGGCCTTCGCTGCAATTCAGCTTCAGCGCGTTCACAATCACTTTTTTCATATCAGTCTCCGAAATGGGTAAAGGGGGCAACCTGAGCTGCCCCCAATTTAACACAAATTAAGAAGTTGTGTTATCGGCAATCATGCCGTTGGCTTTTTCGTTTTTCGCGCAAAGTGTAAGCTCAGTTACAACTTGGCGAGTTGTGTTGTCGCCAGTTTTTGCTAGTGCAACATTTTTGGTTGGACGCAATACTGCGACTTCCCACATGTTGTCCTGCATGATGAACACGTCGCGTGAACGGTTCTCGCGTGATGGCATGAACTCAACAGTACCCCAAGGTGTTACATAAACAGCCAAGGATTTGATGACGCGCTCGTCGCCAGCTTGTACTGCTGAACGCTGGTTGTTGTTACCAGTGAAGCCAAGAGCTTTGTTCATTTGGAAAGCAGACAAGTAAACTGTGTCTGGCTTGCCGCCCTCTTCCCAGATTGACTGCATTACGCCGTCAAACTTGTCTTGTGAGAACGCTGTTGCTGTGCCGTCAGTACGAGCGTCTGTACCGTCGCCAGTTGCGTCCGCACCAGAAGCGCCTGTGTCAGTGTTTGTGATCAACCAAGCTGGTGCGCCTGCAAGTTCACGAGCCGCTGTAGAGGAGCCAGCAACGCGAGCATTGTTGTCGAAAAGTGCTTTTTCGATGTCCAATTTTTGCTCTTTGGCAATTTTCAAAGTTTGGTATGCAACTTCTTTTGCACGGCCAGCTTTGTCCAAACCTTCGTCTGTGTCTGGAACAACAACAGCGTTTTTGAAGATTTGTGTGTAGTTGCCCAAGCGAGTTGTTGCAGAGCGAGCTTCGCCAGCAGTTGCGTCGCCTTCAATGTGAGCGTTCGCAGCAGATGCGCGAAGTGAGTCAGTCTGCCACTCAACCAATGTGTTCTTTGCAGAAGTCTTTTTGGCTTTGGAGTAGAACGGTGTTTCCTCTGGAGACACGTTGTAGATTACGTTGGACAAGTCCTCACGGATGCCTACGGAATCGTATGAGTCGAATGTGTTGGTTGGCTGTGCCATTTGTGTAGTCCTTTCAAAGACTTAGGAGTTAAAGATCAAGTTGACTGCATCGTCAATTGAGCCAGTTTTCTGCAAGCGCGTTTGCGCTTTCTTGCGAGTTGCAACGGTTCCATCTTGCCGTCTCTTTGCGCCAGCTTTCACAACAGGTCGAGCCTTCTGACCCTTCTGTTGCGCTTTGCCTTTGCTGGCCTGCAATGCACGCCACTTACGTGCATCATTCAGAGCCAAAACCTGACGACTATCCATGACATTTTGCATTTCAGCTTCGGTGAACCCGTAAGCCATGCCAGTTTCGGCCAATGCACTCTTCAGTGCAGCACCCTTTTCAGGGTCGGCAAACTCAGGGATATGCTGCTTCAGAATTTCAGCCTGCTCTTGCAGATACGCCTGTGAGTGCGCTTGCTGAGTTTGCTGCTGCTGTTGCTGCATAGCCTGCATTTGCTGCATACTGTTGTCATATGTAGCTTTCGCCTCATCATACTTGAGCTTTTCTTCCATAAACCCAATTGGGTCTTGTTCGAAAAGCTCACGCGATGGTGGCGTTGGCTGTTGAATAGCGCCTTTCTGCATTTGCTGGTGCATTTGCAAGACTTGTTGCCGTTGCTGTGCTAAAGTTTCCGCCTGCTGCTCAATTTGCTTGCGCGCTTGAGCAATTTCTTGGAAACGCTTATTAATTGCCGCTTGTCCCGCCGCAGATTGCTTTAACTGATCCAGTGTCCAATTTTCATCTTTTCCGTCAACTTTGACGGGGATCAAATTGGTGTCTTGAGCTTCCACATCTACTAGGTCGTCGTCAATTTCTGCATCATCGTAATCGTCATCGGATGCTTCGACGTCATCTTCGTACTCTTCAACAGCTTCAATCTCTTCGCCGGGACCGTCGTCTTCGGGTTCAGTGATTTCTTCTACTGCTTCACTCAGATTATCGCCCTCAGATTGCTCTGGGGCAGTGGATAGCAGGCTTTCAGCCGCTTGTTCTAGTGTAGTCGATTCCATCGGTACTACTTTCTCTGTTTGCGATCTAACAGTGTCTCTGCTGCAATTGCAGCGTCAAGGTTCACTTCGATCTGGTTTAGCGCACGAACCATTGCGTGCGCCTCTTCGCGGGCAGATACGTCATCTGCCTCACTGTCCATAAATACACTAATTTGTGCCTCACGAACAGATGCCATGAACCCCTTAAAGGCGAGGTCATTCTTTAGCCGCTTGGCTTCTTCAGCCTTGATGCGGATGTCTGTTTTATTGGCCATTAGTGAAACCCCTTATAGCCATACACGTTTAGGTGCATCAGGTGTAACACCATGTGATACATCAAGAGCCTCGAAAGCATCACGCATAGTATCGCTAGATAGGCGGATGTTTACATGCCAACCGTCTAATGCTTCCATCTCAGGATACTCCATACCATCGTCATCTGTGATGGTAACGCCTGTGGCCTCATGTAAGACCCCTACAACGTCGATGGAGTAGTCTGGTGTGTTACTTACAAACTCACCTTCCTCATCGTAGAAGGCAGACAACACTGAGGGCATAGACGCCTCAGATGCCAGCTTGAGATGAAAGTCAGTCTTTGGTCCTAGTGCTTCGTCTATCATGTTGATGCCTCCGCAATACCAGCGTCTGTGATGTCTTCATCCCACATACGGAACTGTCCGATTGTACCCATGAAGTTGTAACCAAGGTCTAAGTCAGTAGAGGACAGGTCAGGGAGAATCGTAGGGGTTGTGTCGGCTATCAGGAGTGTACCCTCGTGAGCGCCGTTGATGAACGTAGAGCCGTGACGGGCTGCAATGTTGAACGGTACGTTGACGTCAGGGTTGTAAACATTGTCTCCACCACCAGCTTGGTCTAGGCCAGAAGTTGATTGTCTTTGGCTAAAGACAGGTTGTCCTGTTCTCGCCCCTACTGTCTGCATGTTAGTGCTAATGTAGTTGGTTGCATTTAGTTGCCAACGGTACTGTTGAACTTCAAGCCCCACACCAGTATCAACATAAGTCATTCTGCCGTCCATCTGGATAGACATGTTAGTGTTGTCATACGGCAGGTTAGCGGCAGGGACTGTTAGTGTCTCAGCAGCACGAGTTACTGTAGCACCCGCTGTTGGGATGTAGCTTGATGGGGTTGAGCCAGCTTCAGCCTGTGCGCCGTAGACAAGTATGCCCGAAGTACCGTCACCAGAGAATGACTTAAAACCATAACTAGAAGGAGTGTAGGTTCCTGTGTCAGAAGCACCTACGACAAAGTATTTCTCACCATCTCCGCTAATTGAAACTCTGTAAAAAGAACCTACAGGCTCAACAGTAACCGTCTTTAAGTGTGAACCAGCAGAATACAAAGCCGTTTGTGTACCATCAGACAAGTCAATAACAACAGCATAATAGTGGGTGATGAAGTTCGCCCCAGCACAAATCGTAGCAAAGCCGTAACCCGCAGAAGCCACGTAAACAGAGACTGAGTGGTCTGCACTGGGGAGGTTGAGGTCTTGATAGGTGTAGTGAACACCAGAAGAAACGGTAGGAACAACTTTGTTTGCGTTGGAGGTTCCGTCAGGGGACACACCTGCATTTGCTGTATTAGAGTTTTCAGTGGTTAGCCAAGACGCACCCGTAAGGTCATTAGAATAAGTAAGCAAGTTAGTCCGAGCTTTACTCTCGTGGAGGATGCCTTCGTTAATCCAAGCAGAGCCATTGTAGATGTGATGACCAAGACGAGGAAGGTAGACATTAGTATTTGTCGTTGGGACGTAGCTGCTATTAGTGTCAGGGTTGTTTACCATGCCACCGAGGTCACTGCGGAACACATGTGCGCCGTAAATCTCAAGGTCACCTATTTGAGAAACAGGGCTGGAAGGATTGAACTTCCCAATTATAAAGAACAGGCCAGTGTCATGACTTATGACAGTGGCTTCAAATGAAACTAACGTCCAAGTGGAGGTTACAGCTAGATTTGTCTCTAATGAGTTATTAAGTGAACTTGTACGACCATTTATTGCGAACGTAATAGAAGTTATGGTATCACTGCGAACCCATGCGGCAAGAGTTACTTTTTCTCCTGCTTTAACAGTAAATATGGACAAGTTGTAAAGGTTTGAGCCTCCAGTAGAGAAGTTAACTGTGGACGCTGTGTTAGCTACACCGTTCGGGCCTGTTGCGGCGTTATCAACAGCAACAGTTGAGTTTTTAGTCCACGTACTAAAGGTGTTTGACTTTGTAATGTTGTTATGTGGACGCCACTTCAGCAAGCCATCACTATCAACCATAGTTGCATTGGTTGTAGCTGCGTGAGTTATAGCAGAAGCAAAAACAGTACTTTCTTCACCTTTTCTGTAATAGCCGTTCTTAAAGTCAAACACCAATGCAGGCTCAAAGCCTGACACTACATAAGCGATAGTAGATAAACGCAATTGCGCCGTCAGGGACAGGCTCAGACCAATCTGCATAATGACCTCTTTTTAATATAGGGCGGCGATATTTGACGCGGTAGTTCCGGTCGCAAAAACACGCTTAACCGACAC